CCTGAAGCAGGAGACTACACCTTCTGGTGTGATCCTCACAAGGGTGCTGGTATGATTGGAACACTACATGTCTCATAACCACAACTATGAACCTATGCCTGCCTGGGTTGCCTGGGCAGGTGTGGGATTGATGATTTTCACAGTCATCATCTTTGTTATCTTCACACTTTCTGTAATGTATTTCGGATGACTCTACCATTCTTTATTGAAGAACCTATCACTTGGAAAAAAGTTGAGGTTCCACAAGACATTATTAAATACTGCGACATGTATACCCTTGACGCAGATCGTGAAGACCTTCGTTATATTGACTGTGTATGGATGCATATGGGTTACTACGGTGTCCCTAAGCACATTATGAAAGCAGTTAGAGAAGAATGGAATCCCTCTGTAGTACCTGTATTTGAATGATGAATCACGCTGACCACTCAACCTACGAACACCTTATTCATATGTTTCTTTGTTGTATTGCTGGTCTAGGTATCGGCACCCTAGCAGTCTGGGGATATCAAAAAATTAAGGAAAACAAAAATCACAACCCATGAAAATCTTTTTAGACACTGCCGACGTTGATGAGATTCGTGCGGCATACGAAACTGGTTTAATCGATGGAGTTACAACTAATCCCACTCTGATTAGAAAGAGTGGAAGGGAACTTCTTGAAGTAGCGAAAGAACTTCAAAAAGAATTTCCAAAACTGGAAAGCATTTCTTGTGAAGTTGTTGCTGATACTGCTGAAGAAATGCTTACTCAAGCAAAGAAGTATTATTCAATTCATCCCAGTATCACAATTAAACTTCCCTGTACAATAGAAGGACTTAAGGCTTGCAAATCTCTTTCAGAGAAAGGAATCAAAACTAATATCACATTGATCTTCAGCATCCCTCAGGCAGTCCTTGCAGCGAAGGCAGGGGCAACATATGTTTCTCCCTTTGTAGGACGCTTGGACGACCAGCAGGTGGCAGGCCTGGAGGTCGTTCGTGGTATTGCTGATATGTATCGTATTCATGGAGTGAAGACTCAAGTTCTTTCTGCGTCTATTCGTAGTGTGCAGAGAGCAACCAGGTCTTGGTATAATGGTGCAGAGGTTGTAACGATGCCACCTAAAATTTTCTGGCAAATGTACAATCACATTTTGACTGATAATGGACTTGAAATCTTCCAAAAAGATTGGGAAGAAGCAACAAAGAGTGATTAGTTCCGATATGCCATATAAACTGAGGGAGATTATACAAGACACTTGGCCTCAGTTGTTCATACTAAATAAAATTCAAAATAATAAAAAAGATATGTCTTTCAAAGTTTATTCTAAAAGTGGTTGTCCCTATTGCTCTAAAATTGAAGCAGTGTTAAAGTTGGCAGAGTTACAGCATGTCGTCTATAAACTAGATGAGAACTTCACAAAGGAAGAATTTTATTCTAAATTTGGAAAAGGATCTACTTTCCCACAAGTAATTGTTGATGGTGAACAGGAAAGCAAACTTGGTGGATGTGTTGAAACTATTCAGTATTTAAAAAGTAAGCAACTGGTTTGATGTCTTCTAATCTTTACGAGGTCTACACTGATGTTGAAAAGGCAATTGACCTTGCTTTTTCGGGTCAGTTTGTGCTAAAATTTTATGACTATCTAAAAGTCAAAAATGTAAAAAAAGTTGAGGTTGAAGAGTTTATTGAGAGTTCTACTGCAAGTGAATTAGGTGATCTGATCGCAGAACTTGATGAATACCTTGAAGGTGGATCTGACAATAATCACAAACAACTTCGTGAAGGTTATGGACATATTCCAAAACCACAAGCAAGGAAGATAAGAAATTATCTCCATGATATTTTAGATGATGCCTTGAAGTACAATTATGATCGACGAAGAGGAAGACGCAAAAAAGAATCTAAATAAGGAAGAACCCCACATTAATCGGGGTGTTGAGTTACTACTACGTAATAGGAGGAGGAGAACCCCAAAACCAAAAACTTTCCAAGTGAGATTTGGTAAAATGGTTTCTCTCTTCCGTAGAGAGTTTCATTTATTCTTTGAATTTCATTTGGACATTAGAAAAAAATAACTCTCTGGAGAACAATCATGTTAGCAGTAACCCTCACTATTGGAACTTTAGTTTCGATCATGTTCTTTTTTGTTGGTGGTGTGGTAGGATGGTTAGCAAAAGAGCATGTTTACCAAACACAACCAGTTTACACACATCCAGAGATGTTTGATGAAAATGGGAATGTGATACCCGATGAAATTTTAGCAGTACGATTTGAAAATGACTATGACACAGACGAAGAAGACTACGACGAGTAAACCAAAGAGAAATTTTACTGTGAAGAAAGCAGTAAAACTTCCTCCCAATCCTTTTCAACATGAGATCCTTGAACTCGTCAATGAGCAAAGGACTAAAGCAAAGAAAGTTGAGATTTTAAAAGAGTATGAAAATGATGCTCTCAAGTCTATTTTGATTTGGAACTTTGATGAGAGTATCATTTCTATGTTACCCGAAGGTCATGTTCCATACAAGGAAAATGAAGTTCCTGTCGGAACTGATCACACATCTTTGCGTAGAGAGTATAGACAACTGTATCACTTTGTGAAAGGTGGTAATGATAGTTTAAGTTCTCTTCGTAGAGAGACAATGTTCATTCAAATCCTAGAGGGTCTTCATCCTAAAGAAGCAGAACTTCTCTGTTTGGTTAAGGATAAAAAACTTGCAACACAGTATAAAGTTAACAAAGACATTATTACGGAGGCATACCCAGATATTCGTTGGGGAGGTCGCTCTTAATGGAGGCAGTTCAGGAGAAGACAATGACCGAATGGACAACTGAAGAGAAGAACAATTTGGTACACTCTTATGGTTGTGAGATTTTGGTGGAGAATGCAAACTATGATCAGATCCACGATAAAAGTTTTCCTAATGATGCCTACCAAGTAAAATATCAAGTTGAAGGAAAAGTTCAAATTGATTTGTGTAGAGGTAAAAGAGTTGACATCTTTGACCTCTACTACGATAAGTTTGGAAAAGGTGCTCTGATCAATATTGATTGGGCTTACGGCAGAGTGAATCCCAAACTGTGGGGTTATAAAAAAACTGAAAAGAAAAAGAGAAAATGAATGAGGAAGATCTTAGAGACCAAATAAATTCTCTTATCCGAAATGAAATCCAAGATGTGATTAACGATTATGTTGATGCACAAGAAGAAACCAAGAAATCTGGTTTAGGATTTGTTGCAAAAGAAGAAGAGAATGAACTAAAGGTCAACGTATCTAAAGAAGAGATTGATAAGATTATCAAACAATATAAGAAAATTAAAAAGAATGAAAGATCCAATCTTTCTCATATTAAAAAACTTGGTCTAGTTGATAAACACGGTAGACCGTTGAGTTGACAACCATAGTAAATAGTACTATGATCTGAATACGTGTAACTCTTATTATGAACTACAAACCTTACTCACCAGAGTGGCATAGATATCGTTACCTAAAAGAAGCGATTGACAAGTACCTTGATGATTATGTTAATCCAACTCATATTATGGATGACATCCGTGACATTCTGCATATTCGGTCAGAGACTGCGTATGATGAGTTTCAACGGATCAATCAACTAGAGCACTATCTTTCGGATAAGTAAAATGCTTTCAACCCAATACAGACTACGACTAGAATTTATTTGTAAATGTATTGCGAATGGAGAGGAGGTTAAACTTGATGACATGATCTGGGCAGAGAAGTTGGGTAAAGCAAATACCACTGCCCGTGAAATGTTAAAAAAAGCACGAAGATATGCTGCCAACCCTGACATGCAGGAGGGTAGTATGGATGATTTTATGAATAGGATGGGACTAGGAGACCCCGACCCATCCAATCATAGAACGGGGTTTTCAAGTGCAGATGAGATTGTAGATTGGTTCAATAGAGATAAACCTGACGACTGGAGGCAGAGAGACTGATGCAAGTATTGATTTATTCTAATAATAGTCAAGAGTGTGAAAGAGCATCATCTCTTTTAGAAGCAATTCACCTTGATGAGGTTGTTGTATATCGACTTAATGAACATTTCTCAGAGAGTCAATTTAAATCTGAGTTTGGTGAGGATGCAGAGTATCCTCAAATTTCTATTGGACTAGATCATCGTGGTAGTTTAAAAGAAACACTACGATATATGAACAAAAAAGGTATGCTTTTGTAAAATTGTATCGCATTTTACAAAACAACTTGACTATATAGATTGAAAGGTCTATACTGACCATACGTTCATCCCATTCGCTGTTTGCGAATAGCGAATGAGACGCAAGTAAGTCGCGGAACGGAGCGTTCATCCTATGTTATCACTAGCACTGATCTTTTTTAGTCACATCGAACCTGAACTCTTTCTTAGGTGCGAAGACTATCTTTGGTTAAAACAGGGGTTGGAAGAGAGTAGTCTCTTTACACCTGCGGAGAAGTTGGATATCACCCTTCATTGGATGGAACACACTAATC